ACCAATGCCCATTGATATGTTACCAATAGTAGGTGAGTTAGGACCAAATACAGGACCATTACCAACAATCTTTTTAGTAACAGTATCAGGAACTTTAAATGTACCTAGATATTGATCTCCATAATTTTCCCATACATTAGCAGTAGTACTATTCTGTATTACTCCACCACTAGCACTCAATCTAACAACAAATGTAGCACTGCTTCCACCTGCAACTGTGACAGTAGGTGGAGTTACATACCCTGCACCTGGATTTACAGTATCTATTGCTAGAATACCACCATTGGCATCAATTGTCTTAACAACAGCAGTTGCTTGTGTTCCACCAGCAGGGGGAGCTGATAAAGTTACAGCAGAAGATGTTGTATATCCAGATCCAGCAGCAGTTACATCAATGCCACTGCTTGCTCTTCCCCCATAATGAACACCAAGTATCTCATACAATGCTGGATAATCTTTAATATTATATTCTGTTCCATCACAATATAAGTATCCTTCATGAGTATATGCTGGATTATCACCAGCAGAGTATGCATTACCAGAAAAATCTTCTAACCTATGAGGGTTAGTTGCTTTATTAATAAAAGAATGATCATATGAATTAGCACCTGCTTTTAAATTAGGTACTACAGTACCAATAGGTGTAGTATCCTGATAACAATCAGTATAGTATCCTCTTCTAGTATTCCTATAGCTCTGTACCATGATTATATCTTAATTAAATACTCCATTACAATAAATGGTTGTACGGATTAATCTATTGATATAGAAGAATCTACTCCAATATCAAACGTGGTTTCTAAATTCTCTGGGTCTATTGATATAGCACCAGTCTTTACCTTATAATTGTGGTCACCTTTATTCAACCTAACCCTATGACTATGTAGGGTTGGAATGGTTCCTGCTGTTATTGTAAGATCAGTAGTATCAGTTGTTTCATTCTCAACATCAGGTATTGATGTCTCACTAACGGAATCAACATTTGATTGTAAAGGAACTACATCAATTAGGGCATTACCAAGATAATCATCTGGCACACCAGATGCACCAGAAACATATGTTGCAGGAACATTTAATCTACTATCTAAACTACCACCACTAATATTACCACTGCTGTCAGTGTAGCAAAATAATGCCCAACATCTACTTCTATACTTTGTAGTATTAGTTCCATCGGGAGATCCAGTTAATGTACCTCTATCAACAGAATATGGTGTATTATTAATACAACCATATTCAAAATTATTTCCACTTCCAGGCCGATATATTCCACCAGAACTAGCAGAAATACATCCACCAGAATAACCTGTTTGACATCCCAATCCACTACCATATAAAGGAGTACCAGCACCATTTCCCCCTAAGTTTGGATCCCAACTATCCAATAAGTTACATGGTCTTTGTCCACCACCAGCAGGATTAGATGAAAAACCAGGTGATGCTACCTGTGATACAGCAGAAGAATTATCTGATAATGTCTTATCCATCCAAGTTTGAAGACCAATTGTTGATCCATTCTTAAGACCAGTTAATCCTCTTCCTTTTGGATGATCATTATCTGTTTCTAATATACTTGGTTGTGCTCTTAACCTAGACCTTGAAGTACTACTAAAATGAGTATGTGGGTGAAGAGCATCTTCTTCTGGACCTTCTGACTCAGTATAATGAGATGCTCCAGCATAATTCCATCCAGGTTTTCCCCTAATCTCAACTTCTTGACTAGGAACATTAATACTTCCAGAGTATGCAATTGTAACATTAGTCTCACCTATAGCAGCAACAGCATCTATACCAATACCAGATCTACTCTTCTCCGTACCTAATGAATTATTCTTTCTTATATTATTATATGTTCCAGCATTAGCACCCGATGTTGGTTCTGGAGTCTTAGAACTCAAATCAGGAACCATAAATTGATCATCCAATAAACTATCATAATCAGTACCATCTAAGTTCTTTCTAACAAACTTACAATTAGTTCCTGTACCCAATATTAATGCTAATCTAGGATAATCTTTTGCAAAATATTTTGTACCATCACATTTCAAATATCCTGCTGGTAACATTTTTTTGTTTAGAGCAGTATCTGGATCTCCCTCATAAGGAACTGGCCAATTAATAACCTGACCTGTTAGATGACCATATTTGGCTCTTTCTTTGTTGTATATAACTGCCATTAGTATGCCTTTATAATAAACGTCATTGTTAACGAAGCTTGTGTAGTATCACATGCTATATTTAATGCATTTTCAATACTCTGTGGTTGTAAAGAAGATCCATCAGCATTAGTAACTGTATGTGATGGTGGTCCTGTCATTGTTCCTAGAGTCTGTGATATTTCAAAACTACCATGATTATGAGATCTAAAATTCTGCTCCAATGGATCCTTCTCAGAAGTATTCATTGTAGTTGGCCAAGTACCATCTCTAAACTTCAATCCTGTAGTTGCTGTACCCCATCCAGGAGCAGCGTCAACATCACCAGTACCAATATTTTGATTAAGTGTTATCTTATAATTACCAGACGCTGCTGTATTATTAGCATCCTTTACCCATTCTATTGATTGAACATATGTTCCTTCAGGTATCCACTTATACTTATTATCATTACTTTCTGTTGTAACATACATCAATGGACGAATTAAATCCCATTGTTCCCATGTGTCACTACCAGTACCATACTGTTGACTAATATCAGTACCATCAGGTAAAATAATCTCGTTTGATCCTTCTGTTATTGTACAACTACCAACTACTTTTGCTGTTCTTTGTTCTGGAGAATCTTTTAGTCCATCAGATCTGGTAGGTGTAGTACCACCAAGAGGAGTATAACCATAGAAGTTTGCCCTGTTTCTATCTTCCATAGGTCTAGGAAACATTCCTTTCATTGCAGGTTGAGCATGAGTATCAACAGGATCTATATCAAGTAATTCCTGTGTGTTTCCTACTGGTGGAATTGTTTGTTTATATGATTCTGTCTTAGGTCCAGCACCTCTAGTAGTTCCTCTCCAATTACTAGCACCAGCAGGAACTGTATCCCAATAATTCTTACCAGCATTTACACCATCAGTAGAAAATTCAAAGAATGAACTAGTTCTAGGTAATGTGTGTTCATAAGTAGCATCACCATAATATGATATTGCTGTAGAACCATTTTGCCAACTATGTGGTGCTGTTTCAGCAAATGCACAGTCAAATGGTCCAAAAGTACCACCACAACCATTTTCAAAACCTCTACTTCCTGTCATAGCAACACCAGCGTCAGTCTGAAAAACCATTGGACCTCTCTGGTTTGCCTGAACAGATGGTAAACTATCACTATGACTATGTGATGGTGTGTGGTTAACACCCAACTTACGATTCAATGAGTAAATTGACTCTAAGAAATCTGGTGCAGTAAGAGTAAAACCAGTAACTTTAAAATACAAATTACCAGAAAGATTTAATGTAAAATCTATATCAGAATTAGCAGACCATGATGTCTTAATATCAACAGTTTCACCATAACCCTGAACTAGATCACCCAATTTTGTTCCTGTTGCATCAATAACAACATCTTTAGGATTAGGTGTATTCATATGATAATCAGTGTTATCAAGATGATATGGTTCTAAGTCTACTAACAAATTATTTGATAAGTTAGGTAATCTAAACGTAGCATTATTAGATCCATCAACAGGATCAACATATGGAAATGTATAATGACCACCACCAGAAGCAGTCATATCACCACCATAAGTGTCACCTAAAACAGATGCTAACAATGGGTAATCAGAAGCAGAAACTGTCTGACCCGTACATGTTATCCAACCTTTAGGAATATTAGATTCAAGGAATCCTGTTCCTCCATCACCACCCCAAGGTAGGATTGTACCTATCTTGGCGGTCTTCATGCTTTTAATAGAATCGTAGTATGCTGCCATTTATTATAACTCCATTAGCCACCAACCTCTTAGAGAAGCTGGTATTGATTGTGCATTTGCAGATCCAACAATGTCAACTGCTCCAACGAACAGTAAACCAAATGCTGCATTGCGTGTTTGTATAACCAATTCTCCAGAATCCCACGCA